TTGAATGGGTACCGGGCAACAAGGCTTGTTACAATGCCGGAATGGCAGGGGGCAGGCGTAGGAACGCGCTTCTTGAATGCGATAGCGCAGTACCATTTAGAGGGGAACGGAAGGAAAAATAAAAAACTGCCGACATATTTCCACACTTCGCATCCGCAGCTATGCGAAGCACTGCGAAGGTCTGATAAGTGGGTGCAGGTATCGGCAAAGTTATATGGGGAAAACAAAGTAAGGAACCATAAATCACTTTTGAAATCAGCAGAAAAGAATGGATTTAAAAAAGGCGGTGCCTATGGTGGGCATTTTCGGGCAATACAAGGGTTTAAATATATCGGGGCAGGTGAAACACTTTGAAGCAAATTAAAACCGTTATTAGACCGATAAGCGGTGCCACACAATTTGATATATCTATAAACCGACTATTGCATGACGGTTGGGAATTGAAAAGCAGGAAAATAATTGATACACCTGGGGAGATTTCAGAAGCATTTAATTTCCCGGTGGTTCATGTACTATATGCGGAACTGGAAAAGGAATGTACAGATAGGTTTGAGGAAATAACGCTGTAAAGAAAGGAGTGTTGCAGGATGGCGAAATTGACAGAAAAGCAGAAACGGTTCTGTGATGAATACCTTATCGACTTGAATGCAACACAGGCGGCGATAAGGGCAGGGTATTCGGAAAAGACTGCGGCAGTAATTGCAACAGAAAACCTAAGAAAACCTAACATCAAGGAATATATCGAAAATCGGCTTGCAGAGAAGGAAAAGGAACTGATTGCGGACCAAGACGAAGTAATGAGGTACCTTACAGCGGTTATGCGCCGGGAAATGAAAGAATCCGTTGTTGTGACATTGCAGAACAAAGTGGAAAAATGGGTGAAGGACGAAGAAACAGGGAAATTGAAGAAGCAGACTGTCACGGAAGAAAGTCCGGCGGTTGTGGAGATACCTGCAAGGCTATCCGATTCAAACAAAGCTGCGGAACTACTTGGAAAGCGTTATGGACTGTATACGGAGAAGGTAGAAGCGGACATTCTGCTTCCGGTGTTCGGCGGTGAAGATGATTTGGAAGATTAGGCGGTGATTGCCTATGATAAGAAAAGAATTTATAAACCTTCGGGATGTAATCGGCAAGGGTTATAAGGAGTTTTGGCATTTCAAAGGGCGTTACCGTGTTGTAAAGGGTAGCCGTGCATCTAAGAAATCCAAAACAACGGCGTTATGGTTCATTTGGAACATGATGAAATACCAGGATGCAAATACCTTGGTTATCAGAAAGACCTTCCGAACATTGAAGGATTCCTGTTATAAGGAATTGAAATGGGCGGTTAAGCGGTTAAAGGTAGAGCATCTTTGGGATTTTACATTATCACCACTGGAAGCCACATACAAGCCGACAGGACAGAAGATATACTTCCGAGGGCTTGACGATCCGTTGAAGGTAACATCTATTGCAGTTGATACAGGATGCCTGTGTTGGATGTGGATAGAAGAAGCCTACGAGATTATGAAAGAAGAAGATTTTGATATGCTTGATGAATCCATCCGCGGTGTAACGCCGCCGGGATTGTTTAAGCAAATCACAATCACTTTCAATCCATGGAACGAACGGCATTGGTTGAAGAAGCGGTTCTTCGACAATCCGGGAGAAGATACACTTGCAATCACAACGAATTATCTTTGCAATGAGTGGTTGGATGCCGCCGATTTGAAGGTGTTCGAAGCCATGAAGAAGAACAATCCGCGGCGTTATGCTGTCGCAGGTTTGGGCGGTTGGGGTATCGTTGATGGATTGATATACGAGAATTGGCGAGAAGAAGCCTTTTCACTTGATGATATTAAGAATTGCGAATCAGCATTCGGACTTGACTTCGGTTACACGAACGATCCGAGTGCTTTTTTCTGTGGTTTTGTGGACCTGCAGAACAAGAAACTGTATGTATGGGATGAAATATATCAAAAGGGAATGTCAAACCGGAAGATATATGATGCCATCACGGAAGCAGGGTACAACAAAGAGCGCATCACAGGTGATTCGGCGGAACCGAAGTCCATTGATGAATTAAAGGGCTATGGATTGCGAATCAAGGGCGCAGAGAAGGGCAAGGATTCAATCGCAAACGGCATACAGTGGATTCAAGATTTGGAAATCATCATTCATCCGCGGTGTGTAAACTTCCTAACGGAAATCAGCAATTACACATGGGAAAAGGACAAATTCGGAACGAAGCTGAATGTGCCTATTGATGATTTTAACCACTTGATGGATGCAATGCGATATGCGCTTGAAAAGTTTATAAAGAACAAGGGATGGATTATTTAGAAAGGCGGCAACATGAAGATAAATATATTGGGAACGGAATATGAAATAGTGATTGATGCACCGAATGAAATGCTTCCGCCGGATAGTGATGGAGCAATGGACCATTCTATCAAACGAATTGTTGTTGCGAAGTTTGTGCCGGATGAAAGAAGTATTAAGGATTTGGATGCATATAGAAAAAAAGTATTAAGGCATGAAATTGTTCATGCTTTTTTATATGAATCCGGTATGTGGAACAATAGCGGAACCGCGGAAACATGGGGATGCGATGAAACAATCACAGATTGGTTTGCAATACAAGGACCGAAAATATTCCGGGCATTTCAAGAAGCGAATTGTTTATAGAAAGGCGGTGTAAGATTGCTTACAATTGAGGAAATCAAGCGGTTTATGGATGAAGATACTACATCCGACAAGAAGAAGTTTGCTAGAAAAGGGCGGGACTACTACGAAGGCAAGCACGATATCAGAAACTATAAAATGATGTACTACAATTCAGATGGAAAGCTGATTGAGGATGTTACGCGAAGCAATATCAAGATTTCGCATCCGTTCTTCACGGAGTTGGTAGATCAGGCGGTGCAGTATATTCTTTCCGGGAAGGATGGCTTTATTCGGTCCGATTTGCCGGAGCTGCAGACGGAATTGGATGCCTATTTCAACGAGAACGAAGATTTTGTTGCGGAACTGTCCGAAGTGGTTACCGGATGCCAGTCAAAGGGCTTCGAGTATATGTACGCATACAAGAACGCAGAAAACAGACTTGCCTTCCAGTGTGCGGACAGTATCGGCGTTATTGAGGTTCGGGAAAAGGATGCGGACGATGGATGTGCCTATGTGATTTATTGGTACATTGACCGCATCGAGAAGGGGCAGAAGGAAATCAAGCGCATCCAAGTATGGAGCGAAACCGAAACGCATTACTTCGTGCAGGTGGACGATGGAAAGATTGAATTGGATTCTTCCGAGGAAATCAATCCGAAGCCGCACACACTATACCGGGAAGATGGCAAAGGCAAAACCTACTATGAGAACTTCGGGTTTATTCCGTTCTTCCGGTTGGATAACAACAAGAAACAGCATTCGGCATTAAAGACCGTAAAGGAATTGATTGATGATTATGATTTGATGGCGTGCGGCTTATCAAACAACCTGCAGGATGCTTCGGAATATTTGGTTGTGGTGTCCGGCTTCCAGGGTGACAACATGGAAGAACTGATACAGAACACCAAGACAAAGAAGCACATCGGAGTTGATGAAGGCGGCAGTGTTGATTTTAAAACCGTGGATATTCCGTATGAAGCCCGGAAGGTTAAGTTGGAACTTGACGAAAAGAATATTTACCGTTTCGGCTTCGGCTTGAATCTGTCCGGATTGAAGGACACGGCGGCAACAACGAACATTGCAATCAAGGCGGCATATTCCCTGCTTGACCTTAAATGTTCTAAGTTGGAAATCCGGTTGAAGCAGTTCCTGCGGAAGATAATCAAGGTTGTATTGGATGAAATCAACAAAGAGAACAAGACCGATTATCAGATGAAGGATGTATACTTCGACTTTGAGCATGAAATCATGAGCAATGCGCAGGAGAACGCACAGATTGAATTGTTGCAGGCGCAGGCACGGCAGGCGGAAATCACAACGCTTCTGAACCTTGCGGCGCAGTTTGACAATGAAACCTTGATGCAGTTGATTTGCGAACAGCTTGACCTTGATTATGATGATATCAAAGACAAACTTCCGAATCCGGACGAAGCGGAGCAGGAAGTGAATGCGGCACAGGTGGCATTGAACAATGCCCCGGTTGAAGAAGTAGGTGGTGCGGTTGAATAAACGGCAGAAAGAGGTACAACAGACCTTCCTTGACAACGAAAAAGCGGTATTGAAGCAGTTGGAAAGCAATTATGAGGATGCGCTTGCAGAAATCAACAGCAAGATTGAAATATTGCTATCCAGGCAGGATGCCGATATGCAACATGTGATATACCAAGTGGAGTACCAAAAGGCATTGAGAACGCA